AGAAACTTGATCTTCTCCCCATTGTTGATAAGTGAATATTTATTATCAAGTTTATTCTCCTTGATATAATAATTATACAATAGAGCACCACGACAATGTATGGGAGTTCCCTTGGCATAGATTGTAGAATAACTCTTATGCTTATTCACATCACTCACAGTCCTTGGGAAGGCAATGTCCTCTGGGGGCATCTTCTTAAACTTTGCCCTGGCATCATCAATGAAGTCAATAACATCATCCTCAGTGCCACCCATCATCAGGTTGAGAGCATCCTTAATCATCTTCCTACATGGCGCAGGGGTGGATGACTTGACTGCCTCAATACCCATTATCTTGAGTTTTGCTTCCTCATATCTTACACCCTCACTGTCCCAGACATTGAGAATATATCTTTTCTTTGCTGTCCAGATGCCCCTGTCCGCAATATTCTCCCGCTTCATCTGCATCTTCTGAGCATATGCGTTTACATACGTCGCAAGCTCCTCGTAACTCTTCTCGATAAAAGGTTCCAGTTTTTCTTGGCAGATCGTGTCAAGTAAGGTAACAAGTTTAACCTTGTTACCATTGTGATTACTAAAAAATTTATCAACAAGAGGTCCGAAATTAATATAGATTGAGTCAGTGTCAGATGCGATAACATAATCAACATCTTTGGTCTGTAACAAATTATTTAGGTATCCATTTACACGATTCTCTATCCACCTGATAGATGTCTGTCCTGACATGGTGATTGCCTCTGCATTGGCAAGTTTGTAGTACCTAAAATACTGGTTACCGATAGCGCCATAAGCAGAGTTAAGAGAGATCTTCTTAGCCATTTGGATATTGTTGCACCTGGCAATCTCTTTCTCAAGTTTTTTACTTGGTGTCTTTTCATACTCCTGTTTTGCTTGAAGCATTCTTTTCTTAAAGATCACCCTCTCAGCATACATCTTCTCCATCAGTTCAGGGAGAAATCCCTTTACATCCTTCCTATACATTGCGCCATTAGCGCACACAGCATTGTCCTTATACAACTCAAAACTTATCTCTTGATTAAGAATTCTATCAACTGTGGCTGCTGGATGTTTCTCTGGGAGGAGGGTCTCTGGGGAAATGTTATATTGCATAATAAGATGAGGATAGAGACTGTTAAGGTCAAAACTGACCACCCAATCATACTTTCCTGGTTTCGGTTCCTTGACATAGGCACCTGCGAATTTAGAGTCCTTTTCTGATCTGTCCTTTGGAGGGATGACAATGTTTCTCCTCTTTAAATAGTTATAAATTATGGTATCCCACATCCTGACCTGAAACATCACATCCACAAAGTTGACCTTTGCGGTATATGCCATAGTCAATGCGAGTTCAATCAGTTTCATCTTGTCTTCCAGACGGTCAACAAGTTCCACGTCAACAATGTTATAATCTACAAACTTCTTCCAGTTACCACGATAGAAGTCCCTGAATGTATCAAACTCACTGTGGTCAAGTTTCTTCTGACCCAGTTCTACCTCAGCAATATAATCCAGTCTATATGACTCTTGTGCTTTATATGTAAACTTCTTGTATAGTTCAAGAAAGTCAAGTGTGGTAACACCAGCAATATCAAATACATTGAATGGTCTACCAGAAATATAAGTTTCTTCATGAGATACAAGACCCCATGGTGAGAGAAGTTTCATCTTCTTCTCACCCATAATCCTATTGATCCTACCACACAGATATGGAATATCATACAACCTCACATTCCAGCCAGTGATGACATCAGGGGTGTTATTTGTCCACCAGAATAGGAATGCATTGAGCATTGCTATCTCATCAGGATAGTAATGATATGTGACATTCTCCTGTGTGGGTGTATAGGGATGCCTACCCCAGGTGATAATCTGTTTGGTAGCATTATCCTGAATGGAAATAGTCAACATCTCCTCAGAACATGAGTCAGGACTTGGAAATCCCTCCTCTGCCTGAACCTCAATATCCATTGTAACAAGGGATATCTTAGAGATATCAAACTTAATCTCTTCCTCAGGATACTTGTCAGAGATATACTGATAGACATACCTCTCGTTACCATAGATGGGAAAACCATCCACACCCTCATACTTCTTGTAGAACTCCCTACAATCCCTAATAGTGCCTGGTTGAATAGGCTCTACATTATCACCCTCCAGCGTCTTCCACTTGGAGTTCTTCTTGGATTTTACAAATAGTGTGGGTTGATACTCCTCCTTATAAATCTTCTTCTGACCATCCTCATAACCACGAACCAGAAAGTTGTTACCAACCATCTGAATGTTTGTGTAAAATCTCATTCTTTCACCAGTGTTTCATACTTTTCTTTTAGTTTACTATTGGGTTCAGCAATAGTCAAGATTTTATCAGAGTGAATCATAAACGTATTCTGGGATGTTACATTGACCAACCAGGGAGACATTGTATCCTGATCACCCAAAATCATTGGTTCAGTAAGTTTACAATCTGGAGAACCAAGTTCACCACTAACCTCATCAATCTGAGTGATGAGTGTGAGATGTTCTAGGACCAATACCTTTACATTATCCATCAGTTACTTTTGCCTCTACTTTTGCTTTTGCTTCAACCTTCTTCACCACTGGGGGTTCAGGAATAGGACGATAGTTTCTCCATCTAGCAATCTCAACAGTCTCAAATGTTTCTGTTGGATTGCCCCTGTCAATCTTCTTACGAGTTACAATGACCTCATCATAGGGATCCTCCTGAACATCAGGGTAATCCATATGAGCGTTGAGTCTGACCTGACGATCAAGTTCAACATACTCCACAAATTTTGTGGATTTGGGTTCCACAATGACTGGATACTCTTTCTTTTTGGGTGCCATGATCAGAAGGATTTGGTGTGGATGTCAAGTTCACCATCATCAATATGGGCGTGGTCAATATGTTCAATGTGACCATGCACCATATTTATTGTAATGGTCCCACTCTCCAATGCCTTTGCTATCCTATCTAAGGAGTCTGCTATCCTGAATAAGCTGTTGTCCATGATGAGGTAGGTTCTGTCCCCCTAGTATAGGCGAAAAAAAGGGGGGTGTCAACTGGATTGTGCCAGTTCCCCCCTGTGCCCATAGGGCGGCGACGATACAATCCTATTTAGAACCACTCTTTTCTTCTATGAGAGTCAGGGATAATCCTACCCAGTGTGATGGTTAGTAACCCATTCTCAAATTCAACTGATCTAACTTCCGTTTCATCTGAGAGGCTCCAAGTTCTGGTGAAAGATCGTTGAGCCAGTCCTCTATGGACATATGTTTTGCCTGATCCTTCGTCATCTTCCTTCTTGCCTTCAACGAAGAGTTTTCCGTCTTCTGTGTAGACTGTGACATCTTTTTTTGAAAATCCTGCTAGTGCTAGCTCAAGTAAGGATTCGCTGCTACTTACTTCAACTAGGTTATAGGGAGGGAAGTTTGACTGTGTTTCCTGAAGTTTAAACAACTTGTCAAAGTATTGTTCCATCCCAATACTATTCTTATTTATACGATCCATCAGTGCAGGAAGGTCTGACGCACCATATCTGGTAAGGTTACCCATTATTCTAGCTCCTTTAAAAGCGAGTTTGTTTTGTGTGGACCCCTAAGGCATCCAACCATATTTATAACACGCTTCTAAAAAATGCCAGTAGGGTTATCCCTAATCGTGATTGTGTTCATCAAAAGAATCTGTCAAGTCCTTGGAAGGTGGTCCAAAGGACAAGTATATGCCATAGGATGTAAGTATGGCAAGACTCAGCATGATGATTACAATCAGATTCATTCTGCTTCCTGAGTCTTTCCTTTCTTGCCAATATTATACTTCTGCTCCAGGGTCCACTCGTTCTTATCCCTGTATGGCAGGACTTTAATCTGATTCAATGGAGCAATGTCCATGATTGAATCTTCCTTTACCACACTAATGAGGCCCCAGTCAGCAAGAAGGCGAGTAATACGATTCCTACGCTGAACGTCGTTAACAGTAATGTTAGCGTATTTGCCATCAAGAGCAAACAACTCCTTAAAATGCACTATGTAATATTTACCTTGCTTGTGCAAAATATGGCAGGATTGATAAAGTTTCTTCTCTTTTCGTGAAGCTACACCAATTCTTGTTAAGGTTTCTCTTACTTTGAGGAAATCATCGGGTTCATTCAATAAAATCTCAATCATTTTATCCTGAGACCAATGAACCTGGGGTTCAGCAGTTTGATTCATTTTTTACCACCAGTATCAAGTTTTTGTTTAATAAAGAGCAATTGTTCATTAGTTAAGATTTTCAGTGCTTGTGCTGCCTTTTCATTACTATAACCATAGTATTTTTTGACAAACTCAAGGTCTGAGACCTTTTCTTTACGAACCCAAGGAGAGAATCTCTTCCTCTTTCTCAATATATTTAGATAAAAATTATATTGCATATCCTTATCTAAAAAATGATACCTGTTCATCTCATTGGCAAATAAGACACAATCCAAATGCCCTGAAAGACACCTGTTTACAATGTATGGTGGATACTCTTTGATATCCTCACTCAGGTCTTCTTTTGTAAAGTTGATAGAATTCAACCAGTCTTTCAGTTCCAATGTCTAATCACCCCTGCAATAATAAAACAGTTAGTCGCCAAATAAGTAAAGAATATAAGAGTACGAAGAATAGCGACACTATTATCGTATCTTTTTGTTTTGACATCTGAGAAACTACCTAGTGTGTACTTCCACAGTCTCCATAATCTCTTCATTAATATACCTCAAAAGTTCCTTATCTTCAACATCATTTGGAATCTCATTCTTGTAGAAGATCTTGTAACTATCAGAACCATACTTTCCAATACCAAATAGTTTGGTGGCATCCTCACCATCCCACTTGAGAATATCATTGGTCATACGCATAATACGATGTGCCCTGATATTAAACATACCAAGTGGTTTGATAAAGTCAGAGAGACTATCATGCTGCCACACCTTAAGGAACTCCTCTGGTGTGGGTGTAATCTTGAATAGTTCTGTAAGGACTGGTTTTACCTGTTTCCTGTCAGTTAGATTCAGACAGATGACCCCAACCATGTGCTGCCATACATTATCAACCTGTTGTTGGACCATCAGTTCTTCAACCATCAACCAGACCCTCCTTTTTCAATCTATCAAAATTGTAGCATCCTTCAAAAGTAAGTTGAATCTTTGGTTTCTTACCATAGTTCATCAGGATAAGTTCCCTCCTATCCTTCTGCTCCCTCATATATTTACCAGTTGACCTCATCGTATAGGTATGATCAAACTCTGCCTCTGACCACCCCTCAAACCTGTTCCTGACCATCTGATCAGAGTTATAGGACACCAGGCAATCAAGACTGGTCTCTGAGCACTGACGGGCAAATACATCATGATTAAATCCCCTGTGCATGTTGCCCTTCTTGCCATAGATATTATCCTTAATATCATATGGTGGATCAAGATAGATAAATGCTTTCCTGTCAGATGACTCATCCAACAACTCCTCATAGGAGAGATTAGTGATCTTCCAGTTCTTGACAATCTTCTGGTATTGAGACAATCTCTCAATACCTTTCTCTGAAAAGTTACTTACAGATGCCATCTTTGAGAATGATGATGACTCTGTGAGTCCAGAGAAGGAACACTTGTTTACGATAAAGAAGGCACATGCCTTAGCAAAATCACCAACACTATCATCAGATAGATGACCCCTTGATGAGTTAAAGAGTAATCTACATTTATCCTCTGTATTATGAAACCTCTTAAGTGATCCAAGAAAATCACTCATCTCATCACCCCTCTCCTGAAGTTGTCTCCAGAAGTTTACCAGGGGTGAGTAAAGATCATTTACCCAGACATTCAGATGTGGATACATCTTACTCAGATGTATTGCTACTGAACCACCACCAATAAAAGGTTCACGATATTCCTTATAATCTAAAAGATTAGGAAAGTAAGGAACAATCTTATTGATGGCACGGGATTTACCGCCAGGATAACGAAGAGGTGTCTTCAATGACTTCATAATCAGTGGATGTAGTATTCAAAATTAAAGAATGAGGAACCATGCATGAAACTTGTGCCATGATGCCCAAAACCTGATCCCCCATGGGAATGCTTATGGTAATGACAGTATCCTCTATTCCTATGGCAGTGGTGATGCTTGTGAGAGGGCATCCAGTTGCGATGGGTGTGTGGACGATGGGGATGATGTTTATATCTATTGGCCTTATGTGCCATAGCTGGTGTGCTAAGAAGCATACTACCTGCTAAAACTAAGATTAACTTTTTCATTCAATAACCTCCAGTAAATGATTTACAGAATTAGATAGTGATCTATATCCTGAACCAACATAGATCTGACCTGCTACCACAGATACAGTGGCAACACCCCAGAATATGTAGTACCACCTACTCTTGACTTGATGTTTTTTTCCTTGTTTCTTCGTCTTCATAAGTAATGGAAATTCTTTTTTTCACATATCCCTTAGAGTCTATCACAAGACACTTATTAATACAACAGTTGTCAAGTGCCTCTTCAATATTCTGTAACTGCATATGCAGCATCAGATTCCTATCATGCTCACTCAGTCTTTTCATTGTAGTATGCTATGGTTTTGTGAAATACATCCAACGGATCAGGATACTTCTCAGGATATTGAATCCTGTTAATCCTTTCTTTAAACTCTGCTAGTTCTGGAATATGCATATACCCAAGAACATCAATGAGTGCTATAAGTTCGTCTTCATCCAACTTGATGTTACGAATGCCATAGTGTTTCATTTGACCCCCTGAGGCCATTCTTCAATCTCCACCAAATCATAATCCCAATCCTCAATCACAGGATTAGCATACAGACGGTCAGAGAGAAGGTCCAGTTCTTTTCTTGCTTTCTCCTCAGTCTCTGCTTCCAACCAAACATCAATCACCTTACCCAGTCTAAGCTTCTTGATATTCAAATCAGACAGTCTTCTTGATGCATCCCTCACAGCATTGCCTGGTGAATCATCAACCTGTGATCTTAAACGAATAAACACCAACCCTTTAAACTTCATTCTCTAACTCCTGGATGATTCTTGCTACTTGTTTTTTATTAGTTCCAGCAGGCGCATTGTTTAGACAGATGAGAATACATTCCTTATCAGTTATAGGTGGTTTCATAGTCCATCCATTCTCATCAAGTAGAACCTCTGGTGCCTCAACATTATCTGTCAAAATCCCCCTCCCTTTGATTTTTTCTTCTTTGGTTTTGATTTAGGTAGGATCTTCTTCATTTGATCTTCTGAGTAATCAGCACACATAT